CTTTACTGTAAAACAAACGTTCTCCTTAGCCATCCGGGCTTCCATCTCAGATAAATAGACACATGATACTTTACAACGTCATCGCAGTTGTGTTGTCCTGGGGAACTATGCTAAGGTTGATGAAACCATCACAATCATATCCAGTTACTACAACAACTACAACGTCGGCTTCAAGAAAACAAGAGCAAGCCCGAAGTTGTGCTGTCATCACAAGTTCAAGCAAGGGCAAGCTTTCTATCCACATATCAATCAGCCAAACCAAGACCCAGCGATCACCTGGCCCGGACCCCACAAAACGTGGCAAGTCACGCATTCATAACAAAATGGTTTATGATAACCAAAAACACGCACTTAACAGCACAATAACTCGCGTATGGTCCCTCGTCAAAGGGTGTAGACTTTCGGTCCCGCTAACCCAACTCCTTACGTAAAAGGTAGGATGAAGTTGATTTATGGCAAGTAATCAGCTGACCACAAAGAGCAACATCAAACCATTACATACATGCTGTATGAAATCACTCCTACAGCATGTCAAATTTGGATGTGAAGAATAGGTGGAGGAAAATATTCCATTCCTGTACTAATAAGTTCTACAGCAACTTTCATCTGTGACATTTCCATGCGGCATTTTAAGAGTTTTCTAAGTGACACAACTCTGATGAATTATTGCTATATACTAACTATTATCGCAGCCCTAAGCCACTCTTGCTCGCTAGGGGAGTGCACGCCAACACACCATTAGCTGCCCCAAGATTTACTGTGCTTCGAACTGGTGTGTTAACTCAATGATTTTACATTTGCTGTAATCCCAAACATTTAGATTAACAACATTTGGTGAGTCACCCCAGTAACCAACACATCGCGACACAAGGTCACACTTGCTCGAGGAGGGAGTGCGCGCCAATGCACTTTAACTCTGCCCAAAAGAAACAATATTTACACAGTGCCACCTGCCAAATAGGTGGAATATTTAACGCAACAACCACCCAAAGATGGGCTACACTGCTTAGGGTCCCAAGGACTATCAAAGACTGGATAATAAGGCACAGTTGCGTCATCAAGGTGGTCCAACGTATATCCTGG